TATCAGCCTGCTCGGGAGGCTGCAGCTCCATTCGCCAATAGAAGTTCGCGTGATCGTAATTCGGATCTGGGGGACCCTGCAACGACGCGGTTAGTCCCGAGTCGACAAACTGACCTGCGATCGCAACATTGCTAGCGATGCGTAATATCTGCGTCGGGTTCGGGCCGCGATAAACATCGAAAGAGGCTGCCGCCGGCGAAAAGCTGAGACTTACAAGAGTGACTTGGTTTGTGTTGTCACCCGCCGGAACGTTCACGGTTGCAATAAATGAGAGCCCACCTTCGGCCCCGTTTGCGTCCACCGCACTGACGCCATAATACAGCGCCTGTCCTCCCGCCAAGGTTCCTCCGCTGTTATTCACCTGAGCGTTCAATCCCATCAGCGGTATGCCCGCCGCGCTTGCCGCCGGCTTTGCCGGAACAGAGAAGGAGACCGACAGATTCGAAGTGACGCTGCCATCCGTGCTCGTAATTTCGGATTCCGCGATTCCAAACTGTTCCACTCCATTGCCATCCAGCACACTGCCCACCAGCGGCCTGGGCAGTCCGACCTCGGACGTAGATTGGCGCCCGGAGCCCCCTGCGTCAGAGTTGACTATCGTGTACCAATCGTCATCATGAATCTGCGCGGTGATAATTGCCGTGAGGAAATTGACTCCAGGAGAGAGCTTGGTGATCCGGAACGGCTGCCGGCTGAAACCTTCCCTTGCGTAGGTCAGCGTGATGATGTCACCTGGCTTGAGCCCCACCGCTTTCACGCTGGTCTCAAACTGCACATAAGTGTTGCCGTTCACTGATTTGTATAACTGAAGCGCCGCCGCTCGATTTGCCTGATCGAAATTCGGGAGACCCAGGGCCGTGAGCGAGGCTGTTACATCTTGCCCCGTCAATACGAAATCATCAATATCAATCAACGACAGGCTGTCCTGCTGATAATCATTGAACTCGTCTTGAAACTCAACCGTATAGTGATTCGGCGTATTGGCTATGCTCTGCGACGTTAGCGTAAGTGAAGGAGTTCCATTTGCGCTGCGCACGATGCCCGAAAACGTGTTGTCGCCAAATTCGTACGCCGGCCATCCGCCGTTCAACACTTCAGTGCTATTGCTATTGGCCAGCTGTGTTGGCTGCTGGTTTGCCAGAGTATCTTCCGCGTTGAGCTGAATTAGGCCATTTGAATCAAAGCTCAGATATGTCGCTGAACCTGTCCGAATCCCTCGAACGATGTCGCCCGCGCTCCGGCTCCCGGTCAGCAGAACATTACATTGATAGCGAGGAATCGTCGTGCTGTTCCCATTCACGTCCACGGTCGGGACCAGCGCGTTACATCTCAGCGCGACGGCTGAAAAGCTCGCAAGATCCAGTTGCGCCAGATTCCAACCGCTGCGTAGCAGCGCGTCCAGCATCACCCAGGCCGGATTATTGGCGAAAACATTGCTTATGTAGTTCCCGCTGGAATCGAATTGCGCAAGCTCGAGACCCTGGATCAGAACCTCAACATCGGGCAGCGAGGTTCCGTTGGAAATCCAGTTCGGAACCACCAGCGACATAAATGCCATGCTGCCGTAAGGATCTCCCAGGGGCTGACCGGAAGAATTGCTGAAGTCCGGATTGAAACTCCCGTTCCTGGTGCCGTAACTGATGACGTTGTACCAGCCCGTAGACGTCATGTTCGTCCCGCTCACCCCGACTGGAATCTGGGTGTTGTTTACGATCACGGTAATCACGCTGGTGATCTGTCCCATTCCCAGCAGAACTTCCATGTGCGTAAGATTCCCGTCGTTCCGCGCGAAAACGATGGGCGGTTGATACCACCCGGTTCCGTAGATCAGCGGAACGAAGTCGTTGTAGAGCGCTTGATTCGGGAGAGTCGTGGATAATTGAGATGTTTTCGAGCCATAGGCACGGACAATGATCGACGGCGGAATAAATTCAATTCCCCCAAACCGTCTCGTTACATTGCTCGCGCTATCCGTGTCGAACATCCCGCGCTGTTGGCATTGGGCGCGAGAATAGTCGCAGGTCGTGTAGGGCACGCCCGCATTCATGTTCCCCACACCGCCGGTCTGATCCGGCGAGTATCCGCATTGATAGAAAGGCGAAAAGATTCCCTGCGTTCCCCCGCTGACGGCTTGCTGCCGCTGCGCCGCCGTGCTCGGAAAGTTCCACGGACATGTCTTTTGAATGCGGACCGCGGGCAGGAACACCCGCTGCAGGTTCAGCGTGTTCGTGAAACTGAGACGCAAGGTCGATTCAGTGGATTGATCCGGCGGGTTTGCGATTCCGCGGAACACTACTTGGCTGTTCGACGCCACCACTTGGTTCGTCAAGTCGAAGAACAAAAAGGTGGCCACCAGTTGCGATCCCTTCCATCCGATGTTGCGCTCAATCGAGGACAGAAACGAGTCCGCATTCGCAAGCGTGATCGAAACGATCGAAACGCCGTCCGTTGCGGCTTCCGGGCTGGAATTCAGGTCGAAGAGATTGTGTTTCAGTACCCGGCTCAGGTACTGCAGTCCATTGACTGTGACGTTGTGAGTGCTCCAATGCTGAACGACCCCGCTTGGCAGCGTACAATCGAACAAGAACAGTGGCGTTCCGGGAACTTCCAGCTCTTTCAGAACGTTGATCGTCGTCATTCTGTGAGAAGCTCTCCGTTCTGATGCCGATTCAATTCAGACTGCTGATCAAACTTATCTGGCAAGAGTGCTGGTTTGGTGCGGTGGCAGTAACTGCGAGTAAGTCGGAAGAAAACCGCGTGCTCGAATAGACCCCGCCGAGGTCGATCGTCTTCTTATAAAGCCCAGCCCCGGGCTGTGCCTCCACCTGGGCGCCAAATGCGTCCACTTGAACGCCGGCTGGCAACTGCACCCCGAAGCCAACACCATCCTGCTGGACCGCGAGACTTCCGGACGCTGTCACGCGCGTCCATGCGGCGCCGGTGCTTACTGCCGTTAGAGCAACCTGCCCGGTCGCAGTCACCACCAGCTGAATCGTCGCCGGCGCATCGCTCCTTACGTACAAGCTGTAGCAATATACGAACGAACTTGGTGCTCCGGTGTTCTGAACTATCTGCTGCGTAGTTTCTGCAGTGTTTGTAAGCTGCATCGCGGCACTGCCTCCTAGTGGATCCTGCACACCACCGGTGACGCTCAACAGGGGATCTGCCGTCCACACTGCTTGCGTCCAGTCCTCGCTCCACAGCAAGAGATTGTCCGTGGGATCTAAGAAGGTGAACGTATTCAGTTGACCTTCGCTGGCATCAAACAAACTCTCGATAGAAGCTCGTTCGCCGTCGGTCAGATCCGAATACTGAAGCTGCCACTGGACCTTCTGCGCGCCCGTGTCTGCCATCCGAATCGCGAAGCCGCTCGGCAATTGGTTCGCAACCGTTCGCATATTGGTTTCCCGTCGCACCGGGAACTGGGAGACGGCGCCGGTAGTAAGTTGCGGATAGTAGAGCATCTCAGCTTCCGTTCTCTAAGACCGTCAGCGATGTCTCGCCATTCCATTCACTCTCGAGCAGGGCCGCCATGCTATCGCTCGCGAGGCTGCAACTTGGATAGTTAGTGCCATCCAATGGATCCGTGAAAGCGAAGTCTCCCGCTGGTCCCGCGATACCCCGGAAAAATTCCACGAGCTCCTGCAACTCACTCTGATCCAGCAGACTCAGTTGAATCACCCACCTGTGAAGTACCGTTTGGTAATTGCGGAAACGCTGTTCGGATCCATCAACAAATTGCAAAGCGGTCGTCGAGAACTGCAGCCCGCGTTGAGCGGGGTACTGCATCACAGCCCCGGTCTTCAATGTAGGAAACGTGCTCATGTTTAGAGGCTGGAGATTACGTCATTCAAGGAACTGGAGTTCAAGATGGCCTGCTTTACAGCGTTCGCTATATCGTCGCTGTGATCGAGAAACGATTGGCTGTCCATCGCGTTCACCTGGATCGTAACCTGTGGCGACGCGCTGGCCGATTGCCCCCGCGGCTGCCCCGTCTCTCCGTAACTTACCGGCACCACCTGCCCAGGCGCGCTTGCCGTCAGTCCTGCTTGCGATTGCACCGGCTGCGGCAGCATAAACGGGCTCGGCACCGCCAATGTTTGACCACCCCCGCCGAACAAGCTCAAAATTCCACCGATGAGAGGCGACAAGCTGCTCAGCCCCCCACCCAAAATGCTCGACGCCGCGCTCTCAACCGTGCTGCCAACCGAAGATCCACTGCTCGACTTCGATGAAGTGTTTTGCGTGATCGCCTGCGTATTGTCTTGCAATGCGCTGATCTGCGACTGTTGGATCGACGTGAGACTTGTGATTTGGCTCGTCAGAGAAGTCAGCTGCTCCGTAACGTCAGAGCTGCTGCTTTGAAGCGCGCCACCCGATATGGAACTGCTTGCACCGCCCCCGCCGCCGCCCGTAGACGAAGCCGAAGCCGAAGCCAGTTGCCCAAGTAAGTCGCTGCGCGACGCGTTCCCCACGCTGCTCGCCGGCAAAAGGTCTTCCAACTTACTTCTGGCCATCGCTGCTTTCGGTCCTCAGTTCTTTCTCCAAAACAAAGATCGCCTCCACCAGCCGGGCCGGCAACTCGTAAACACTTCCCGCGCCCAGCAACTTAAAGGCATAAACTTCCTCTAACAGTGCGATGCTCTCAGACGTCACATACGACGTTGGACAACTGTAAATGGCGACTCTTCCGCCGGCCCAGACCATCACCGGCGCCGAAGCAGATTCCATCGACAGCCAGCCGCATCGCCGCTTTCTCTCCAAGCCGCTTTTTCTGCACGCGTCGCAGTTCCACGCAGCCCTATTTCCCGATTGAAAATGGAACGCGACAATCAGTTTTTTCTTTCTTCCTCGCTCAACCCGCATTGACCCTTGATCGCGCCCACCACTTCGCGTGCGAGGTCCTCAGGACCCTTCTCTAGTAACTGCGTCGCGTCGGCAGCCTGTCCATCAATGATCAATCCTTCGATGCAGACCAGGCCCCAGTGCAAGTACATCGCATCGATTTCTTGGGCCAGGATGTTCGCTTCAATCTTCTCGTGCAACTCGCTACTTGCGCTAAGAAACTCCGCTCGTTGGCTCAGCTCGCGAACTCGCCGGCTCAGTTCCATCCGCCTCCCGAACGAGATGCGGTGGATCGCAAACCTGGCTCCCGGCACAGCTTTGGATTCGATCCACACTACGCTGTCATAGTGCACCGCCCCATTTGCGGGACTCGTTCGCGGGCCGCTTGCCCCATCGCTTGCTTCCTTACCCGAACGCGACATAAATCTCATCGTTCACGCTTCCTTGCGCCCTGCAACTTTGAAATTGCCACTGCTGCCGCTTCAGTGAATCATCAAAGGCCGGCACTTCCGGCACCACGCTGTTCATGTAAATACCGAACAATTCCCCCTGCTGCTGGCCGAGCTGCATCATGACGCTGATGGGCGACCGTTGGCGCGCCGCTTGATAGAGACTGGCCGTAGCCGAATCATCCATCTGGTAGATGCTGAAGTTGATCGACACCGTCCGCGGACCAGGAGAAATCACGCTCGGTAGTATCGCGCCGAATTCACGCGCCCGCAGCTCCAGATTGTTTGCAAATGTGACATCGGCGTTGGTCAAGGTTTGAAAGCGCGTCGGCGAACTCCCCAGCCAAATCTGCCCCAGATTTCCCGGAATGATCGAGTAATTGATCGGGGCCACAGTCGGCTCCGCCGGAAAAGCCGTCAGCCCGAATTGCCCGCTCGTAAAACTCGCCGTATCCACCAAGTCCTGCGCCTGCCCGCTGAAATCAAACTCGTGGAAATCGCCGTTGACTTTTATCGACAGCGTGTCAACCGCCACTCCCGCAAGCACGCGCTGCACCGCCGTCGAAGGGCTCCAGTAGTCGAAGAGCGTTATGCTCGACAGATACTCTGCTGTCTGATACATCGCCGTCGGCCCCGTTTGCGAGTTGGTCGTCGGAGTAACAGTAAATGGGGTGTTCAGTTGCACCGTCTCCGCATTCACCACCACCGTGACGAAGCGGATTTCGCCTCCACTGGTAACCGCGGCTCCTGGGGCCAATCCATGTGGCGCCGTAAATGCCAGTGACGTTCCGCTCACGCTCGCCACTGTTCCGCCTGCCGATTGCGCCGGCGATGCCCCCAGACACGCCTGAAACAGCGGCCCATGGGGCGGCAGTGTGCTTGGGTCGCCCCAGTTCTCCATGTATGTCTTCAGTCCGAAGCTGGTCTGCGGTCGCAGCCCGGCCGGATTTCCGGCAAAGGTTCGCGAACCCGTCTTGTCCGCGCGTTGCACTTTTTCAAGCTGCTGCTTCGCTGTCAACTTGACCGCTGGAATTCGATTGCTCGCGCTGATTGCCGCGGCAACCCCGTAGCTCTCTTCGAGAGCGACGTAGAACCGATTGTCATTCGAGAGAATATAGGACATAGGGAATCGATTACTGCGCGCCCGCTAGCCTGCGCTGATCTCCAAAACAAATGAGATCTTCGCAATTTGCAAGAAATTCCTTCCGCCGTGCTTTACTCCGCCAAAAGTAACGTCGTATTCACCATCGAAAAACATGCCATCCCCCCAATCGCCACGGCTGTTGTCCAGGACCTGCGTAACCGCGTCGGTATAAGCCTGCAGGTTGGTTTCTATCTGATCTAACCGGTCTTGCGAGACGCGAACCTCCACAGTCATCTGAGCATCGCCCGAAAAGGTCCGAAACTTCTCCCGAAGTTCGTTGACCACCTTCGTGCAGTACACATAAACCAGCGGATATTTGTTCACTGTGCTCTGGTCCGACACCTCTGGAGCCACATTCTGAGAAATAATCTGATGCGCCGCGATAGCAGGTAGAGTCACCCCTTGCAGTGTCGTCAAAGCTTCCAGAGCCGCGGGCAAGCCACTCCCGGCGGTCAACACTCCTATCACCTTTTGTGTAGTTGTGCCGGCGATTAGCAACATGCTCAGCCTCTTTCAATGTAGTGACGATCCACGACGAACCACGTCGGCTTCTGCCCCGTCGGGAGCGGTGCCCCCGCGTTCAGTGCTCCAGTCATCACGAATGCAGTTCCCAGTGCCAAGGGAGTGCTATTCTGGCGGCTCATCGCACCGGGCGACGCACCAACATACGTGTTCCATCCAACCGCGTTCAGCGGAAGGCCTGTAGGCGTCACACTCACTACCTCCCCGGGCAACGTCGACACCTCTGCGAAAGCGCTTGGGGCTCCTTCTTCACCAGCCGCGTTTACCCACGTGACGGCGGCGTAGAACACCGCTCCGTTGCCACTCCCTGGAACCGTGGTCACTGCGGGTATCGTCGCCTTCGGAATCGGATCCGCCACTACGCCCGCGCCGAGTTCGAAGTAAGTTCGTGAGCTTCTCTTCGCCAGTTGCTCGTATTGCTTCCACTTGCCCTGATACCGGTCGTTCAGTTGATTGTTATAGGCGTCTTGATACACCATCGCAAGCGTCTTATGTATGTGCCACTGCCGAAGCGTATCCGTCACCACAACATCAGCCAGTCCCACCGATCGCCTGACATTCGGCCAATCGTCCCGAAAGGTCGATCGTCGAACGAGGAACAAAAGAAGTTCACTCCCTACGTCCTGTTGCGCCAAGCTAACCTTAGCGGCGACGTCAATCCCCTCGGCGTTGGCATCACTCAGGACCGATGCCTCATATTGTTGTAGGTCCTTTGCCGCACTGATGGGACTATCGGTGAATAGTGCCATGCGCCGCGCCCGCTACCGCTTCTCCGTACGCGCCGAGCTCTTTAACGCGCGCAAGTCAGCGTCCGAAATCACATTTACTTGAACTTTTTCCGCCATTTGCCGCTGCTGCGCTTCTTGTAAGGCCTTCTGAGCGGCGGCTCGAAATTCCGCAGCTTCCTCCGGCGTCGCCAGGTGGGCCCGCCCCTCCAAAATGAGCCGAGCCGCGTTACCGCGCGATACTTCCGCCAATTGACCTGGCCGGCCGCCGTCGGGCGTCTCTTCGCTCACAACCACCACGTGCGGATCCACGATCCCTTGCTCGATCTTTCGTAGCTTTTGGTAAAACGCCCTCAAATCCATCCTGCCCTCTTTCTTATGCGCGGACAGACGCTCCCGCCTCCGCCCGCGATCCTTGCCGCCTCTTGTTCGTTCGACTAACTGTTTACCTGCACTCCAAAGGAGTTTCGCAGAACCGCGGTCCCATAGAGCACGTCAACGGTGAACTGTTGCGCCAGCGTGTTGGGCTGATAACTCATCACCACTCGGATGCCAAAGTTGCCCATCTCGGCATACTCGGCAATGGCGCCAGTCCCCGGAAGCGGTTGCGGCAAACGCCGTATCACCAGCCCGATCGCGTCTCTGGAAAAGGCCAGATTATGCGTACTCACCGGTCCGCTGCCAGTCGTCGGGACCAGCTGCGATCGAAAAACGAAGAAGTCTTTGATCTTCCCAACGGAACCGTCCACCAGCGCCCGCAATCCCGCATCTCCGGCGGAATAGTATTCACTAAATCGTGGGATCTGTCTAAGCGCGGAGTAACTCGCTGGATTAACCACCAGGTACTTACTAGCCATACCGGGAACCTTGGCCTGAAATAGCGCGGTTTCCGCGGAGTCCACAACACCCTCGATCAACGGTACGCCAGCCGTTCCCACCGGGGCGTTCGAGCTGAATTGCGAGTACAGGCTCAAAATGTTGGTTTCGATTGACTCCGCGATCGCTACCACGGCCGGCTGCATGTACAGCCGCAACAGGTCCGGCACCGCCAGAACCTTCGTCACATCCGGAATCTGGAATGTGGCTTCCGCATGCGTGTTCAGCACGATCTGTGCGTTTCCCAAACTCGGATTCTGAGTCTGAACCATCCCGCCTTCCGCGATGTTATTCGCCACCAGCGTGGGCGGTATCGGGACATTCACCGTATCCCCCGCGTTCGCTAAGGTCGGTTCATAATCCCGGTTGACCAAGTTGCCCATGATCAAGTTACTAACGAGCGCCGGCAAGGCATCTACCGCGACTAATTTCACGATTGCAGTTGCAACATTTGCTGATGTAATTGTTGGCATTTAGATTGTCCTTTTGTTTCTTTCCGTCCTATTTACCGGGCCACGTGTTCGCCTTGAGCCGCCTCCCGGAGCCGTCTCACATGCCTCGTAGTGCTTGGTTCGCAACTCTCGAGACTTCCTGACGAACCTTCTCCAGTTCTTCCGGACTCATGCCCGGCCGAATCTTGTCTAGATCAAGCCCGCCTGTATTCGTCGCTGCCTTTGGTCCCGATCCCATCCCCGATCCACCTGTCATGCGAGCCGGCAGCAGCTCGGGATTTTCCTGCACGAACTGCGCTAAATAGTCCCGAAGAGAAACTTCTCCAGGCGCGATCAGCTGGCCGTCGTCGCGCCGCTGAATGTCATCCTTCACCGCGCGATACGCCAGATCAACCTTAGCCACGCCCAACCGCTGTAGCTCTGCGCGAATCGATGAGCTCCGCTCCGCCTCGTCCGCCATCTTCCGGCTCCGGTGATTTTCTTTGACCAGATCGTTGACGCGCTTCTCTAGGTCCTCGCGCCGCTTGCGCTCGTCCAATAGCTCGGCCTTATACGCTGGCTCCGCCTTCACTTGTTCGGACTGCACAAATTCCTCAATCACGCCGCGTATCAGTGAACGCAGCTCCGCCCCCTCGGTCTTTTGCTCTTCCATAACCCTCCTGCGCTATTCTTGTTGATCGATCTCGCGGCCGATCTGGTCCTTCACGTCTTGCCGCACATCGCATAGAAATTGGAACGCCAGTTTCTTGTACACTTGCTTCCGTAACGTCGGCGAATCCATCCCCAGGCTCAATAACCGCTGCGCGTCTTCGAGTTCAGTGCCGAAATCCCCGATGTCAAACTCATCCATTCCAGAAACGTTAATGCTCAGCCCGTCCTCTCGCGCCGTGTCCACCGCCCGAAGCACGCGTTTCATCGCGTCTTTGACGGCATCCCCATACGCTCGCAGAACCTCTTGTGTAATCGCGTAGTCTCGCTGTTTGCTCAATCCCGACTGAGCCGCGTTCCCCGACATCGATCCGCCGGCATGAGTCACGTAACACACCCGATATATCTCTTCTTGTAGCCGCGTTAAATTATCGGCGGCAATCTGAAACACAGTCCCTTGCGGCTCCGTCCATCCAAACCGGTCCTGCGGACCGAGTTGAATGTAGTACGATTCGCCCATCACCTGATCCCAATCTCGCTCCGAATAAACTACGGGCATTGCGAACAGTCCCATCGTCAACGCCCAACCCAGCGCATTCGACTTGTTGAAATGCTCCAGTTGCAATGTCGCTGCTTTATTGAGCAACCACAAACCGTCCGACACGCGTAATTCTAGTAAGGGAACGCGCAACTGCTTCGCTAGCCCATGTCTACCCTCGGCCACCACATCCACGGGCCCGCGCTGCGTCCCACCTTCGGTCTGTTCGTAGACCCGGTATGTTTCCTTGTCGTAGTAGACCCATCGCGTCTGCTTCGCCCACGCTGTATCCTCTAACCGCTCCTTGCGCAGGCTTTGCGTCCGAAGCACCACCCACTGATACTGCCCGTGATCGTCGTAACTCCAGTTGATCAACTCATCCGCCGCGTAACTGACTAAGTAAGCCCGCGAGGCTCCCCGTTCGTCCTCCTCCGCGCGCGTTCCCACCGGCCCGCTCATCCGCGGGAAATCCACCAGCACATAGCTCTTGCCGCACACCAGCGCTTCCACGAATTGCCTGCGAAAGAACTCCGCCAGGTTGGTCCCTTTTAAGTCGCAGTCCTCCGCAAACTGCCCGAAGAACTTTCGGGACCGTTCACTTTTCCCTTCATAGCTAAGAACCGGTTCCCTTCGAAACAGAGTGGCCGTGTACCAGTCCACGATCGAGCCGACGTAGTTTTCGTAAAAGCTCCGGCTCAGCCTTTCGATATACACATCTCCCGGCTCCTTCTGCCGGCGGACCAGATACTGATCCGCGTTAACCCGGAATTGTTCACCTCCGGCGTACAGGTCCCGATACTGTCGCCACATCGGGCGCTTTGCCGCGTATTCCGGATGCTCGTGATTAATGTCTGGTCCAGCCATGCCTAGGTTCATCGGATTCTCAACTCGCCTAAAGTAATCGCCGCCCTTGCTCTCCGAACTTGGTACGCGGCCGGCATTCCTGCCAGATCAAGTACCCCAACGCATCGGATAAATGCGTTCGTTTGGAGTCCTTCTCTTTGTCGATAATGCCGCTGTCCGGCTTAAAAGTAACTTCCTCAAAGTCGGTAATCAGACCGATGCACCTTGGATGCACCATCAGCCGAACGTCCTCATCCGCCGAAAATAGCTTGGCGTTCACCAGTGCCACGCGCTCTCGAACGCTCGGATTACTCGGTGGCACGCGGAACTTCGAGTTCCGGTATGCCGTCTGCCGAAAGAACTCCTTAATGATTTGGTAATCCGTCGTTCCAGCCGTCTGCAGTCTCTGCCCCGACGCATCTCCGTACACAACGATGCCCGCCTGATGATTCGGATACCTCGCGTGAAACTCCTCGCACGCTTGCAATGTGCTTGCGCGGTTCAAGACCACCTCGTCCAGCACTCGGATCTCCTCTCCGTCCTTCTGCGCTACAACCGAACTCATTGGATCCACATTAAAGTCCAGTGCCCAAAACAACGGCAGCCTGGGATTAACTTCCATTTCACGGATATTCCTCACTCTCTTGAACGCCTCATAGACCGCGCCAGACTGGACATTCAGGTACTCGCCCAGTGCTTCCTGTTCGAAGAATTTTGCATCGTAACTTCCCTTGAGCCGATCGTAGAAATCCGGGATCTTGTCCAGCACATGGCTGTTCTCAAACGGCTTCGCCAGCACCACGTCGTAACCTGTCACCCCGTTGCGGATAAATCTGCGATAAACCCAGTCGAACCCCTTCGGCGTCCACACTCCGAACCCGCACAAACGCGCAGCGTGCGGATCTCGTAGCCGTCCTTCCAGCCGCAACCACGCTTCCTCTGTCGTGTAAGTCAGCTCGTCCAGACCAAACCACGCCAGATTCGTGCCCCTCAGCCGCTCAAAGTCATCCACCGCGCGAA